TAGCGGTAAACGTGACCGCGTTGTCGATTGATCCGGATTCCTCTACAGACTCAATCCGATAGGTGCCCGTCGCAGCGATGTTCCCAGTCGAGAAGCTCCCAGTAAGACCAGGAGACCCAGGCGAAACGTACGAAGTCGTCGAGGCGGTGTCCGCTTCAGGGATCCCAGCCTCATACGTTTTATACGTGCTTGCTGCGTGTGTCCCATCAACTCGAGGAACTTCCCCTTTGTTGAAATTCATATCGATTATGTTCAGCGCTGTACCGCCAAACGTGACATCAGCGCCGTTGAAGTTAGTTGCCATCAGAGAGCCTCGCAGGTGATTACGTAGACGGAAGAAGTGAGGTAGACCGGTTCGATATCCGCGCCGCGGCTGAATAAGTCAGTAGTGTCGGATTCGATTGCGACAATCAGGGTAGAGGCAGTGAGCTTTGTCAGGACAGCTGTAGCTAGGTCTTGGGATTCGATTCTTGAGTTGTGCAAGCAATCGAACCGCATGCGGACATGGACGGGAGCGACACTCGCCACTGCAGTCCTCGTGAACTCTGCGGAATCCATCGTGTAGATGACTGCGGGTATGACGTCTCCGCGCTGGCGGATGTCGGCGGACACGGGTTCCGCAAGCGTCTTGATCGCGGTGTACACGAGCTCCATGACTTCATGAAAATCAGTCATTTAATTCCCTTCAAGTCCGCGACGCGAAGACGCCGGTCACCGATCTCCGCGGACCTGGCGACAGCTCGAGAGAATCGCTGGCTGATCGATCCAAGATTCCGAGTCACTGCCTTTGTCATGAACTGATTGCCGCGAACCGATTTCCCGGACGCGGTCCATCCATGCTCCCAGAAGTTGGAAACGAAGTTGTAGTAGTTCGCTCCTCGCTTGACGCTCAGAAGCAAGGTCACCCGTCCCTTGGAATCTGCTCGGCCTCGACCGAGGTACGCGGACTTCTTGCCGACGCCAGCCCGGTACGCTCGAACCTTGCGACGGACGGACTTCTTTTCTCCGGCTCGGTTGTAGCTCTTGGCGGTGTAGAACTCTCCCACCCGCTTCAGCCTTCCGCCGCGTCCGGTGTTCGCAGCTCCCGCGGTTCGTTTCCTGGTTCCGCGGATCCCGTTGCTCGAGAGACTCGCAGCGGTTGACCTAGTCGGCTCAAGCACCCACGGGGCAATGGTCTTGATCTCGTCATTGACGCCGTATCGGCCGCGGCCCTCGAGCCGGCGGAGCGTCTTTGCGTCAAACTTCAGCTTGAGCGGGATTTCGATTTCCTGCGGTCTCATTGTCCAAACCTTTCCGCAGTCACCTCGAGTACCCGTCGCCGGCCGTCAATGTCTCGAACGGTCCGGACATCCCATTCCGACCCTTCCCATTCCGCTCGCCAGTCAACTTGAATCTTGCGATTGAACGGCATCCGGAATTGCACGGTGTCCGATCCGGTTTGCACCTGGTCGTACTGCTCCGCCTTCCTCGAGGAAAGAACTAGGGCGTCTACCCGCATCTTGAAAGCTGCGGTGTACGTGATCGTTTTCTGACCGGCAGCGTCCAGCGCTTCCGCTGGTTGCTTGAACGTCACCAAGTGGGTGTAGCGGCCGGCGCTCAAATGCTCCCCCGCTGGTACATGGTGATGATGGCTCTGACCGCGTACGGGATCGTGGCCAGGATCGTCCCGGTGATCTGTACGTCTCGGTTCATGAACAGATGATTGGCGATCCCGTAGACCGCAGCTCGCACAGTCGGATCAATGTCTGAAACCGTTACGGTGAACGTTCCGGTGTAGCGATCACCAGCGCGGAACGAACCGGATCTGGTCAGGGTTGCCTCGTAGTTCCCGACCGTCCGATTGAGATACCACTGGGTCGATACGTCTTCAGTCGTCGTACCGTCGCCGTCGAGCCGCGACACCGCGGACATCGCCAGCGTTCCGCCGCCGAGGTAGATCATCTCGCAGGGTTGATACCAGTCGAGCGTTAGCGAAGTCGTCCGCGTGAACGACCTAGTCGACGTCTCCCAGAACAGCACTGCCGCATCTAGCGATCGCTGCAGCGCAGGATCGTCATCGTCATACCCGATGCCCACGTGATCGCGGAACTCCGCAAGCTGGAACGGGTGCGCACTTTGCGAGGTTACGATCAGCATCGGAACCCGATCAAATGGGGGTCAGGGGCCGAAGCCCCCGAACCCCAGAGAGGAAGGAAGATCAGGACGCCGCGTAGACAAGTCGGGCCGAGGCTTCCGCCAAGGTCCATTGTCCGTCTGCTCGCATGAAGCTGCTGTATTCAACAAGACCCTGCGTCGCGCTGTTGTAAGGATTCTCAAGCGTCTGCATGGTGTTGCGGAGTGCCACTCGGTACGAACGGCGATCGAGGTACAGAGCGGCCACCGCACTGGCGCCGGCCGCCGGCATCGCGTCCGACAGATAGATCGGAGATCCGAGCAGAGTCCCAACCGACAGCGGATCGGACTGGAGAGTCCCGGTCGACTGCGGAAAGAAGATCATCCGATCATCCGCGGTGACGCTTTGCACGATCTGGGCATGGACTGCGGGACTCATCACCCAGGACTTGTCTCCAGATCGGTAGCGACCGGGCACGGCCGCTTGAACTGCGAGAAGATCAGCAATTGCGATCTTGTCAACCGTGAGGTCGCCGGCGTTCATGACAACGTCATTGATGTCTGTACCGAACGCGTCGATGTGAGCCTTGGTGGCACAGAGTCCACCGGGGCCACTTCGCGTTGCATCTTCGGGGTTCATGGTCGCCAGGTACGCGGCGTCCCAGCCTTCCGCGTAGCTTTCCACGTGCTGCAGCAGAGTTTCCGCCATCACGTTAACGCGGTTGTCCTGCAACATCTCGACCGAGACCGAGGAAGTCAGCGGCATCTTGTACGCTCGGAATCGAATCCGCTGGAACGTAGCTTGAGCAGCGGTGAAATTTCCACCTTCCGCAACGATCGTTGCAGTCGGGATCCGGTTCACGACCGCAGCAATCTCGTTGTCATGGGATTCCGTGACCACGGTGCTAGCGCTCATGGCTCCGGAAATCTTCGGAAGCCGACGGATCAGCTCGTCCTTGAGATCCACGGGAACCAATGCGGCATCGGTGACGGTGTCGTAGGTTCGACCTTCAACGGGCTTGCCGAGCCGATTGAGCAGGCGGGCGCCGGCGTCATCAAGCATCGCCTCAAATGATCTAGCCTCGGTCTTCTTGCGCTTCTCAGGGTTCGGGGTTTCACCGTTCTTGAATCCGAAGGTCGGACGCGAGAGCGAGGCCCGAGCAGAATCGATTACTTCGGCTTGGCGGATCTCCGCGTCAAGCTTCTTGAATCGCTGGTCAGCGGTCTCGAGTTCGTTGACCTGCTCGGTCGTGAGTTCACCGTCAACGGAAAGAATTCCGTCAATGAGCTTCCGCGCCTCGTTGGCTTCAGCTCGCTTAGAAACTAGATCAGCCATCAGAGGCCTCCTGGTAGGTCGCGGACGCACCTTCGTAGGCTCCAACCGCGACAATGGAAAGTTCGACTAGGCGACCTGCAGTCACCCGTCGCATGGAATATTCCTTCCCATGAGTCCATTCGTCTTCCTCAACGATCATCCCGACCGAGACGGATCCGTCTAGGTCTCCCCGCTCGAGCGCTTCCCGTAAGTCTTGGCGGTTCGCCGGCAGCGTTGCGGAGAACTCGAGACCGGCATCTGTTTCGTTGAATCGCAGCGTTCCCGCGCCTACTCGAGCTAGCGGGATCCCAGACGGATCGTGCTGCAAGAGCAGAACCGTATCGTCGGAAACCTCAAGCGCACCCGGCGACATGACTTCGCGGAACGCTCGACCACCACCCGGAATCGGATGGCTTGCCTCGTTGTAGGGAACTGCAATCCCGGATAGATCACCCGAGGTTGTTCTAGCAGTCTGGCGAAGCGTCATCGCTCGCCGGCGTTCGATCTTCATCGGTTGTTCCTCCTTCCTTCGTCATGTTCGGCCCGACGTACATCTCATCCCCGCCGTCAATCTCAGTCATCCCGAGTTCCTTCCGGACTTCGTTCGGAGTCATGACACCGAG